GTATTCAATTATGTTGCATACTGAAGGGACCCCCACTGCCACCAGATACATTAGAAAATATGTTAGGTTTGCTGGCGGAGCAGTATCCGACTTAGAAATCAATGGACTTTTACAGGATATAGGTCCTATACAAATAGAGAAGGGACAGTGGTTGACAGCGAGATTGTATGATATCGCATCGGCTATATCACCAACTACCGAAGCTCACTCAGCTAGACAAATGCCAGCATTTTGGCTAAATGGAACAATAACCTAAATACAATAGACAATGACATTATTCACAGAAAAATCTCTCAACTTAATGCCTTCACAGGCTTTAACGGGGTTGAGTAATTCCTTGCTTGTAGACAAAGAAGCTAAGCAAGTGGCTTTTGCAACGGCTAATAATAAAATATCTAAGTTATCTGGAATATCAACTTTGCGTTCCCCGGTCGCAGGCAGAATTCAAGTTGCGAATGGGGGAGGTGCTGCAGCCGCTACAACCCAAGAATCGATGAGCTCTCCGGCTAAAGCGGTATCCAACGGAGCTTCTTTATTAAATAATCCTGAGATGAATCCGACAGGAGCACCTGTCTATGTCCCAGGAACTGTTCCTCCAGAAACCTCCTCCCAAGACGTAGCGGATATGTCTGCGGAGGTAAACTCTTATTTTGCTACTAATGAAGCGCCCGTAAGCGATATTACTACAGCAAAAATCTCGACATTAGAAATAACTGCGTCGGAACTTCAAGTGGAGATTAAGCAAATAGACGATACTTTAAAGACTATTGCCTTTATCCTCGAACAAAGAGCTAAGGGGGAATTACCAAATCCATCTCTTAATTTCTCTGCCTTGAATATAGAAGATTTACCTGCAGCTGCACAAGAAAAAATTACAACTGCTCTTGATAAAAATGAAAAGTTTATTCAAAATCAAATTATTGCCCCTTTTATAGCTAATCAAAAAGTATTAAACTCGTTAAGAGCTCAGGCTTCGGGAACATTAGGAGACCTCCAGCCGGTATTTGATTTAGATTTTGGTCCCCCTATATCAACTGACGAGAGGTTCGTTCTCTCGCGGGATGGTCTTTATTACAATTCTAGAACGAGTAAGGTACCTTCCATAATTCCTTACCCTGTTTCCGCAGATATGTGGGACCTTCAATACCCTTCAAATCGTGGGGGACGAGGATTATCTTTTACAGAAGAAGATGGGGAGAGTACGGTAGGTACGATTTTTGATTTAAATACAGCGTATCAAGGAGAAAATCCTCGAGTTAAAGAGTTTTGGGAATACGATGATGTGCTTCAACAGTTTGAAGACGATAAACAGGCTCATATGACCGAGGTATCCGGATATATTAGTGAGATTCTAGCAAATGGATATGGGGCTACCGATGCTATCGTCCAATCCTACACAGCCCAACTAGGCGCTGTAGCCTCGGTATATGACACAAAAATAAAGAAACGAAAGAGACAATTAACTGTAGCAGCAATATACGGAAGAGATACTTTTTTGGTTACTAACAGAACACACCCTCTGGGACAAGGCATGTTTTTTGAATACGAACCGCCTACTGGAAAAGCTTTTGAGTATATGCTTCAGTACGAGGATTTGCCAAGTTATCTAAAAAGTATAAGTTTCTTTGAGCTAACAGGAGGGGAGATAGTCCAATATAATACTCAATCAAAACAAGTAGTATACACACATACACCTGACAATGTTTTAGCGAAGGTAGGAAGATGGAAAGAGATTCCACGGATTCCTATTAACGATTTTTCCTATCTTAAGCAATCGGATATTCCTTTAGCTACTCAGAAAAATATAACTTTATTTTCCGAAGACCTAGACTCAGTAATAGCTCCATATCAAGCACGATATGTAGTAGCTCCGACCGACCAACCTGTAGGAGCTGTAGAATCCTTAGCAGTAGACCCAATTGGGCTTGGGGATTGGACCCACCGTCAGACCTCAGGCACCTTAAGTGCAACACTCCCTTTATATAAATCTCTAACTGATGATATTGTATCTGATGATTTATTGATTTGTTATAATTTCTTAGACCCTGATGCAATAACTCAACCCTCTGGAACTTTATACGCTTTAAATAATGCGGCGGAAGGGTCTACACGCCTTGACGCTAAATTAGTAGGATGGGATAAATCGTTAGTATTCCCTTCGGGAGTGGGACAAGCCTTCTTCGCGGGAACTATCTTTGATGAACAACAATCCCAAAACGCACTGTGGGCTAATGTTTCTGGTTCTTATGCACGACTACCCAACTCAACCAAAGATTACAGTCTACTAGAACCCAATATTCCTAATAAAGGTGTAAGACCTTTAGATAACTTATTTTATAGCCAACAGGGAGTTACTTTAGATTTCTGGGCTTATGTACCTAATGTTCATAAGGACATGACTGACAACCACAGATATAGATTAGCTTTTGCTAATGAAAATAGTGGTCCTGTAGCCTCCAATTATGTAGCCGCAAGCACCCAATCCAAAACTTCCCAATCTAACGGATTGACGGCAGGAGGGACAAATTTTGATAGAACTATAGGGATGATAATGGGTTGGCGCGACCAAGGTTCCCCGAAAGGACAAACTTATGGTTCTTATGATTTTTATTCAAGTGGGTTAGAGTTTTGTATCGCACCTACTGTGGGACAAAACCAGTCATACCCAACCACCACCCAAACCTCCTGGGGTCACAGTATATGTCTAGCTGAAAAATGGGCAGCTTCGGCAGGTATAATCCCTCCGGTAGGGGAAACTACTCAAGTAGGAATGTTTGTTCCTAGTGGTAATCCTGCGACAGGCTATATGGTCACCACTAGCGGGTATGGCATCCAGGATGTTAGTTCGGGATACCATCATATTAATGTATCATTTGATTATGGTAAGAATACAGTAGATTTCCATTTCGACGGCGAACTCCTTACCACATCTTCATTAATTGATGTGTTTGGAGGTTCTCCTAATGATACCGTCCTTCCAACCGCTGTGAAGATGAACCTAGCTAACGAAAGGGATATCATTAACTTTAATGACCCTACCACTGAAAGCTTTTTAGGAACTACGATTTACGATGAGAGATGTACCCCAGAACGGGTAGCGTTCCCCGTCTTTACCCCCTGGATTATTGGGGGAGGTTACTCAGACAACATTCCTAAAATACCTGGTACCACTTACCGACCCCAAGGATTCCTGGGAAGTAATACTAACAACTATCACCAGCACACCCAACAAGGGGATTCTGTTAGTGCCATTACTTTAGCAGCTTTTGGGGATTACCCGGTGGGTCAACATCAACCTCCCCTCTCGGGAGGAACGGGAGGAACTAATTCCTCAAGAAGGACTATTCCTCGGAGTGGTTTAGATGGCTTTATTGGGAGTTTTAAGATTTACTCTCGACCTCTAAATACTTCTGAAGCTAAAGTAAACTACGACAGTCAAAAAGGATTCTTTCATAACATCCTTCTACCAAGCCCTTAATTATGTCCAACTTCGATTTAACTTATGTAAAAACTAACGCTAAGAAGAATATCTTAGGCGTAGCTTTCCCGATGATGAGCCAAGGAATTGGAGGGTATCTCGCACAGAATGAAAATTTACGGTCTCTCCGAGATTGCGTCGTTCAGCTAATTATGACAGGAAGAGGGGCTCGGGTAATGAGACCTGATTATGGTACTGACCTAAGAGCTTCTGTATTTGAACCTTTTACCCAAGAGATGATTGATGGCTTACGCGCCCAAATTTTAGAGGCAATCGACAAATATGAACCGCGGGTTATTGTTAAGCGCGTGTCTTTAACCCCTGATTATGAAAATCATACTTTAAAAGTAGAACTTTATATCACATCGAAAGATGATTTACTAAATGGAGAACTGGTGGAGGTTCTCGTATAATTATGCCCACTAACACTAATTATTCCCGTTATTTCGAAGGTCTGTATAATATTTCAGGCTTTGACGGAACCATTGAGTCCGACTTTTTAAAATTAGGACAGGTTCCCGACGACAGAAAGTCCGACCTTATTGATTATAATATCAATGGGTTTGACCAGTACCGTACAGCTTTACAGAACTATTTAAAATCCGTATACCCCCTGGATTATAATAACTTCGCAGCCTCCGACTTAGGTCAGATGTTATTGGAGATGTTTGCTTATATGTCCTCCGTCCTTGCTTTACGTGCTGATATGACAGCTAATGAAATGTATATCGACACTGTAAAAAATGAAGATAATTTAAAAAGACTTTTAGAACTTATTGGGGTAAGTATGAAAGGTCCAACTGCATCTAAAGCAACAGGGCTGTTAACCTTTCCGGATGACACTAGTCCAGCTTTTCCTGTTGTGATTAATAAAAGTAATAGAAGCGTGGCAGTTATTAACCAGCGAAGTAACACTCCTTTAACTTACACCATAACAAAACAATTATCCAATGGAACATTAGACTTGTTTTCGGAAGATTTATCTTTAATAGCTGGTGATTTTAATGGACAGGTTGCTAGCAGTTTATTTTTAGTGGAAGGTGAGTTTCAAACTGCACAAGGAACCTTTAGAGGGGGTGTAAAAACGCGACAAACCTTTGAAATTACGGATGGTCCTGTAATTGAGGGAAGTATTGGTGTATCTTCCACGGAAGGAGGTGCCGGGGGTACCGGAGGCACTTTGTACAATGAAATTAGCAACCTGTTTCTGGCATCAGGAGGAAGTACCCCCGTTTTCCAGAAAACATATACGGGGGGTTTTGGATGTGTACTTACTTTCGGGGACGGAGTCAGAGGACGTTTACCAAGTCCCGGAGCTTCTTTTGTTGTTACTTATCGGACCGGAGGAGGAGGTAATGGAAATATCTCCCAAGGAACACTGGATACAACACTAAAATGTCTTAACAGCGGTACCGACCCTGTAGACGCTACTATAACAAACACGACAAAAGGGTCGGGAGGAAACCCCCCTGAGTCGGTAGCCCACGCTAAGAGGTACGCGCCCTACTTCTTCCGAACTCAGTATCGAGCAGTTACAGGAGAAGATTATAATGTTCTAGCCAATTCCTTTGTAGGAACAGGAGGTACTACGGCTAAAGCCATGGCTTCTCTACGAACCAATGGAGCTGCGGCAAACATTATTGATTTGTTTGTACTCTCGAAAGCTTCACAGACTCAGTTAGAGCGGGCATCGGTGGCGATGAAAAAAGAATTGTTAGATTATTTCCAGAATTACAAAATGTTAACAGATGACATTGTAATTTCTGATGGCGTAGTCCGAACTTTAGATTTAGTAGCCACTATCTACATTGATAAATCCAACAAGAGATTTATAGACTCCATTCAACAAAAAGCAGCTGATAAACTTCTTGAGTATTTTAATGTAGATAATTTAGCCTTTGGGCAAAAGGTAAGTATGGCGGATGTTAATAATTTCCTATTAACGGTCCCAGAGATAAGATTCTTTCAGGTAAATAATCTTCCAGAGGAAATTTTTGTGAACTTTAATGAAATTGTTCAGCTAAACAACTTTGAGTTTAGTACGGAGCTTGTGTAACCATGACGATGTCGGATAAAGGTGCTGGACAAGAACACTTTAAGTCTAATTACATTGAAGTAATCAGACGTATTGTCCCTGAATACTACGAAACCACTGAGTATAATCTATTTGGTTCCGAAGAGGATTTGCAGTACAGGGTTTTAGGTTCTATTCTTTATCTTGCTAATAACGTTTCCAGTTTGATTGGAGCGCCGACAAGTTATAATCTCCAAGTATCCTCCTTTAGCGGAAATGAATCGTATATCCCTTACTTTGTCCCTTTCAATAATTTGACGAATGTAAGCCCGACCACTTATGAAAATTATGTTTTAAGACCATTAGGAAAAACGTTTGGGAGTTTTGCAAACAAAGAAGAATTTTCTAATTTTCTTTTAACATCCGGACTCCCTTGTACACAGTTCAATTATATAACTAATACATTTGCTCAGTCATTTAGCAGTACTGTCGACCCTACTATTACAACAGCGTCGGCTGTAGCTAACACTTTGATTGATAAGTTAGGGTGGGTATACTTCCAAAATACGTCAGGAACTGTCGTTGATTCGAATTCAGTAGGAGTAAGCTCCTTTATTTACAGTTCCATAATGGATAATCTTTATTATGGAAAGAGAATCCAGACCTCCGATGGAGTACGAAACTTATTTAAGTGGATGTACACTAATGGCAAAGGCGGAACCGCACCATGGGCGTCCATACGAGAAAAGTTTATTCCGGTCCCCTTTAGCAACCCATCGTCCACGTATGCGCCAACCCCGGGACAGAAAGGTAATTTCTACGCGTCCGGGGGACAGCTTGTAAGCGCGTTAGACACACTTGTGAACGTGTGGGTAAACGAAGACGACCCTAACTCGTTATACTTCAGAGACATCGTTAACGCGTCTCTCCTGGGGCTTGACGTAAGTAGGATGGAGAACGCTGGTCCTATGGGTAAGATGCTTAAGGCACTTGCGTACGGATTCTATGATGTGCAAACTTCTATTAGAGATATACAATATTTATTGGATATTGAACAGTGCCCTGAAGAATTTCTGCAATACCTGGGAAGATACTTAGGGTGGACATTTTTCTCTGATGACCCTGACAAGTGGCGCGACCAACTAAAACAAGCTATCTATCTTTATAAAGCTAAAGGCACT